ATGCCACTGCCACCTAAGCCTATAGACATCGCTGAGAACTATGAATCTCGGAAAGACTATAGGCGGCGTGCGGCAGAGGTCATGAACGTCAACGCCAGTGCGTTCCAGAAGTCGTGTCGTACACGGATGACCATGAATGCGGTCAAGACCTTTATCGATAAAGACAAGTTCTTTATTCCCTGGTCTTTCGATTATAGATCGAGAATCTACCCGATCCCCGCGTTCTTGACACCACAAGACACTGACTTCGGTAAGTCATTACTAAAGTTCCACAAAAAAGCTTTTGTAACACCTGAAGCTGAAGTGTGGTTAGCTTTTCAGGTAGCTACTTGTTATGGGCTCGACAAGGCACCTATGTCTGAACGAATCCAATGGGTAGCTGACAACAAATCACTTATCACACGTGTCGCCAAAGATCCAATAGGTAATCTTCCTGATTGGGAAGTTGCTGATGAACCTTGGCAGTTTCTTGCAGCTTGTGAGGAATACTACGCATGTGTCATTGATTGTAATCGTCAACATACAAACTTGATGGTTGCGACTGATGCTACATGTAGTGGTCTACAAATACTTGCAGGTTTAGCACGTGATGAATCAACCGCTCGGCTAGTTAACGTTGTACCGAGTGACGCACCACAAGATGCGTATAAGGTTATTGCTGAAGAAGCAAAACCAAACGTACCTGACTGTGTAAAACCATACATGGACAGGAAAACCACAAAGCGCACAGTCATGACCGTGCCTTACAATGCCAAACCGTTTTCTAACAGGTCTTACATTCGTGATGCTTTGCTAGAAAAAGGATTTGTAATTGATAAAGAGGATTTAACTGCGACTGTTAAAGCAGTCAGGGATGCAATGCATGTCATTGTACCAGGTCCTATGCGTGTCATGAAGTGGATTGAACAAGAAGTTGCTGCTGCCATTGATCGCGGTGCTACTGAACTGCAATGGGTCACACCATCAGGTTTTATAGTTACACAGCGTCTTATGAAGAAAGAAATCAAGCGGATTGAACTTAAACTGCTTGGTAGATGTCGAGTCAACGTTGCCACTGGTGAAGGTGACAAGGTTGACAGAGCACATCATAAAAATGCAACAGCTCCTAATCTGATCCACAGTTTAGATGCAAGCCTTTTGTGTCTTACTGCGCTACGTTTTGATGCTCCAATAGCACTCATACATGACTCTGTGTTGTGTAGAGCAACTGACATGTCAATTCTTTCGGCAATTGTCCGTGAGACTTACATGCATTTGTTTGCGGAGAATGATTACCTCACCTGTTTCGCCAAACAGATCGGTGCGGAAACAGATCCACCTATCATTGGTGACCTTGAACCGTCAACAGTGATTAATTCCACCTATTTTTTTTGTTAATGTCTAAAAAGATCCTGAAAACTGCTGAACCAGTTGTTCTTGAAGGTTTCCAAAACATCTTTCAAATCAGTCAATACGGTAACCATCAGCTCGAAGCAATTCTTGGTGATGACCTTGTTGAGATCTTGGAGAACGACCGACTTGGTAGTCTTGAATGGGCTAAGTCAAAAAGTAAAAAAGGCAACAACGCTCCTGTCAATGACGAGCCCTGGAAGAAAGTTGCTGAAGGTAAGTACAAAGCGCGCTTTACGTGGACGCCTGACAAGATGCCTGTCGTCGTTGACACCGAGGGCACACCTGTCACGGACACAAGTCTCACAATCATGAGTGGCAGCAAGGTCAAGCTAGCCTTTTGGCAAAAGCCTTATGCAATCCCCGCAGGAACTGTAGGGACTAAGCTTGTCTTAGAAGCTATTCAGCTTATCAGTGTGTCTGATAGGGCTGGTACTGATGCAGGTGACATCGAAGACATGGATCCTGCTGAGATCTTTGGAATTACTAAAGGTTACAAGCAAAGCGAACCTAATGTCATTAGTGATGTAGACAATGACGATGCTATCGAAGATGACTTCTGATGGCATTTAGGTCCAGACTCGAAGAGAAAGTAGCGGACCTGTTGGTTGGCCTTAAAGTTAAGTATGAATACGAAAGCGTTAAGGTTGACTACATTATCTCACATTTGTATTGTCCTGACTTCGTTCTTCCGAACGGAGTGCACCTAGAGTGTAAAGGATATTGGGATAGCAAAGACAGAAGGAAGATCAAAGCAGTCAAGAATCAACACCCTGAACTTGATCTACGTATGGTTTTCCAAGCACCGTTTAATACAATCTCTAAAAAATCTAAAACTACTTACGCTCAATACTGTGAAAAGTTGGGCATTCCATGGTGTTCTTACACCGACATTCCAATTAAATGGCTCATCTAGAAAATGAGTTTGTTCGACATATTGCGTGTCCGAACTGTGGTTCATCAGATGCCAATGCACTGTACACAGACGGACACACTTTCTGTCACAAATGCCACCACCGAACACATGGTGATGGTCAAGAATCCTTTCACCCACCAACAATGAACGATGTTGAACTTAAAGGTACAGCCACCAGACTACCTTCACGACGCATCAGTGAAAAAACTACCGAGCTGTTCAAAACCTACAAGGATGGACAGATTCTACGTCACTACTATTATGATGTGGATGGAAGGCTTGTTGGGTCTAAGGTAAGGACAAAGGGTAAGGACTTTCGCTGTGAAGGTGAGGTCAAAACTTTGTATGGTATGCAAAACTTTCGTCACAAGACGACTAGGCAAACCACAAAGCTTGTCATCACAGAAGGTGAGATGGATGCAATGTCTGTCTGGGAGTCACAACCAAAATGGGATGTGGTCTCCATACCGAACGGTGCTTCATGTGCAAAAAAGGCAATCCAAAATAACTATGAATGGATTGCTTATTATGACAAGGTTGTCCTTTTCTTTGACAACGATGAGGCGGGCCGTAACGGCGCTAAAGAAGCTGCCAGTGTATTACCACCTGGCAAGGTGTTCATCGGCTTTCTAGACGATTACAAGGATGCCTCAGAGGCTTTAGCTGCAGGTGATGCAGAAGCTGTAAGAGCTATTTGTAATTACGAACATCAACAATACACACCTGATGGCATTGTTGACGCAAAAGACCTGCTAGAAATTGTCACAACTCCATCACCCCCGTCAGACCATGACTACCCCTTTCAAGGATTACAAACAAAACTTCACGGGATCAGGTTTGGAGAACTTACAACAATTACTGCGGGGTCTGGCATCGGAAAAAGCTCCTTCTGTCGTCAGCTTGCAACTAACCTTCTTAATACAGGAGAAAGGGTCGGTTACCTGGCACTTGAAGAATCCAACCGCCGTACTGCTCTCGGACTCATGTCATCAGCAGTCGGACAGTCCCTCCACATTGGAGAACACAGCAAAAGAGATTTAACAGAACACTTTGATAAAACTATTTCTAAGTGGAACCTTCATCTCTTTGATGGTTTCGGTTCTTACGATCCCGATCACATTTATAACCGTATTGAGTACATGGCAGCGGGGTTAGAAACCCGTGTTGTATTCCTTGATCACCTCAGCATTCTTTTGTCTGGTTTAGACGGAGACGAACGCCGGATGCTGGACATCACTATGACCCGGCTCCGCAGTCTTGTGGAGAGGACTGGTATTGCCATGTTCCTTGTGTCGCATTTACGACGTACTACTAATGACAAATCACACGAAGAAGGAGGTCGAGTCACGCTCGGACAGCTTAGAGGATCCGCTGCGATTGCTCAACTTAGCGACTCTTGCATTGCGCTCGAAAGAGATCAACAGAGCGGATCTAAATCAGCTCTTACAACAGTGCGAGTCCTTAAGAATAGATATTCTGGCGAAACTGGCATCGCCTGTACTTTAGATTACGATTTATCTACCTGTAAATTTAATGAAACTGAGTCTACCCCGGACTTCTATCCAACAGATACGACTTCTTGGACCGCCTAATCCCCCAACAGAGGAGATGGTTAAACGCGCACAATTTGTAGACAAAACCTATGTCTGGAAACACACTAGTGTTCGATCTGGAAAGCAACGGACTACTGAATGATGTTACCTGCATCCACTGCCTTGTTATCTATGAACAAGAAACTGATCAAACGATTGTTTACAACGATCAAGGGACTGCTGAACCAATTACACGTGGCGTTCAACGGCTTGAAGATTGTGAAATCCTTGCCGGTCACAATGTCCTCGGTTATGACATCCCCTGTCTTCAGAAAATTTACCCGTGGTTCACACCAACCGCCTTGGTTGTAGACACATTACTTTTGTCACGTCTGTATCATACAGACATGTTAAAAGTTGACCAAAAACGTAACTGGAACAAGATGCCAGGACAGATGTATGGCCGTCACTCTTTAGAAAGTTACGGCTATCGATTGTCTGAGTACAAAGGGTGTTTTGGGAAAAGCACTGATTGGCAAGAGTGGTCACAAGAAATGCAAGATTACTGTGTACAAGACGTCAATGTAACTAAAAAGTTATGCGACCATTTCCAACGCTACCTGGATGGATCCTACTGGAACACCAAGTAGCAAAAATACTCACACAACAAGAACTACATGGATGGTACTTTGATTCAATCGCTGCATGGAAACTTGCATCAACTCTCAGAAAAGAGCTTGAACAAACTATTGTTGTACTATGCAACCGGCATACTTTCGTTGCAGGATCGCGATTTACTCCTAAGCGAAATAACAAGACCGCAGGTTATGTGCAGGGGACTGGTTTAACCGAAACACATGAACATTGCGGTGAACCTACTGAAATTGAACAATGTTCATTTACTAGACTAAAAGAATTAAACCCGACCTCTCGCGATCATATTTCATGGATCCTGCAAACATTTTATGGTTGGAAGCCGACGACTCAGACTCCTACTGGGAAGCCTATCGTAAACGAAGTGACATTGACGGAGATCGCAGCAAGTGCTCCTCCAGCAGAGGAAAACAAGCCGATCGGTCTGAAAGAAGTAGCGACGAACTTTCGCAAGTGTCTAGATATTACGAAGAAATTGGGGATGATCTCGGAAGGCACGAACGCATGGCTGAAGCTATGTACGACTGCTAATCGAGTACATCACCACTGTTCTGTTGCTACTAATACTCATAGAGCAAGTCACAGAAAGCCAAATTTAGCTCAAGTACCTAGTGAACATGACTTTAGAAAACTATTTAAAGCATCCCCTGGTCAAGTTATGGTGGGTGCCGATCTTAGCGGTATTGAGTTACGGATGCTCGCACATTACCTCGCAAGATATGACAACGGACGCTATGCGGACATTCTCCTCAACGGAGACATCCATCAAGTCAACGCAGACAAGATTGGAATCAGCAGGCGCGAAGTTAAAACAGTCACTTACGCCTTCCTCTACGGAGCAGGTGACGCCAAAATTGGACATTCCTTTGACTCTTCCTTAAATGATATCGATGCTAAATCCAAAGGTGAAGAGATCAGAGAAGCGTTTGTTTCTGCTATTGACGGCCTTTC